GGTACGCGAGCCTGTATAGCCATCAACTTTACCAATCGTTACGGATCAAGTCTTTCAATTCAGCCAACTCCTCAACCCAGAACTCGTTGATCTGGCCCGTGTCGGACTTCACAATATCAATAGCAATGTCTGACAAGTCGTTGACATTAGACAGGATAGTCTGGCGAACTGCTGCATGTTTCTCCTTGGGAATATCGTCGTACACGTTGTTCTCCAACCAAGTCAAAATGGTTGCAGAACATCTACGGGCACGGTTAGCCACAAGGTTCTTCGCGAAATCGTTCTGATTATGTTTCATCTAAGTTCGTCCTCTATTTCTACAGAAAGCGTAATCCAATGCTTTTGCCACGGCTGCGTAACGCGTGTCGGCCTGCGAACAAAGGTATCTTCGATCTGGACCTGGAACAGTACGTTCTTCGCGTCCTCGTAGTCGTAGACATCTAGCGACGGATTCTTCATAAAGAAATGCTCAACATCGCCAATAAGCTGCTGCCCTATCGGGTCGTTCTCTGCATAAAAATCAAAGAACAGGATCGTTCCTTTGGCGAACCTCAAAGAACCCAACTCGACATATTCGGTATCAGAATTGCCTGAAGACATAGCCAACGTGTTCTTTTCAACAGGGTCCTCGTCATCCGGAAACGCATACACCACAGAAATGGGGGTATGGGCAGAATCCAAAGCAAACCAACTCAGTGCAGTCAGCGCGACATTTACGTGTTCGAAAACAGATTCAGAAACAAACCTGTCACGAAGTCCCCCATCAGCCATTATGTGTCCTCAGCAGCGCAAGATATTTGATATACAGTAAGACTACCCAAACCAACGGACGGCTGCCAATACTTGAAATACCACCTGCGGTTCAACTCGGGACCAACAGTCACATAAGAAAACCCGCTAGTGTCTCCCGACAAGACAGCGAACTCGTCCTCGAAAACAGTGACTGTCAGAGTAGAAATGTTGAATTCGCCCGTGCGTTCGGGAACCGCCCCGGTCCGTCCAAACGGGGCAGCAAATTCGTAAGCACAAATCACCTGTTCAGCAGCAGGTGTGACGTCAAGTGTGGGGGCAGCCGTCCAATCCCACGGCCTATCGGCAGCGTCATGTTCATCAAACGTGACTTCATTTTGCCAATAAAACGTAGGGCGATCCGCTACGGTTTCCGGCATACCCATAACCATCGTAGAACGTAGAACGTCACGAAGCTGGGCTGCGGGAATATCCGCAATAGACGAAACGGAACCGACCTTATCAGCCACCCTTTGAAGTCTCCCCCTTGGTTTTCACGATAGGTCTAGAATCAACAACTTCCCGCTCGACAACGTCTACACGGGATGAATCTACTTCTTTCAACCTGTCGTCGATAACTTTCCGAAGCTTCGCTGGAAGTTTCTGCAAAGCAGCTTCTTCCTTGAAACGCTGCAAAGTTACCGGGGAACTAATCTCGTCAACAACCTTATCGAGTGCTGCCTTCGCGTCCTCACCGGCCTTGTCGTCACCGACACGCTGAAGAATGAAATCCTCAATCTCTTTATCAGTCCACGAATCCGGTGACTGCACCTCGGACATGTCGGTACTAACGGCCGGAGAAATAAGAGCAAACCTCCCATTACGGAACATGTCCAACTCTCCATTAGCGGCAGCCCACTGATTCATCTGACGCTCACGCGTAGAAATCTGGAACGTCATACCGCCACGGATAACTTTATCTACCTCACGTCCAAGATTGTCAAGCACTTTTACGGCACACAGACCACGAGAAGTGTTCTTCCAAACCTCAGACTTATCAATTGCTTCTTCTACAGTAACCACGACAATTCCTCCTAACAGACTTTCTTCCAAATAATCATAACAGAAAGGGGGGGCCATGCGACCCCCCCTAATCTGATAACCCTATTTACCGCTAAGGCGAAACGTTTGTATCAATGAACCGGCGTACACGCTCAGGACGGTGAAGAATTCCACCAAAGTCCTGACGACCAATGTAATGCCAGTACCAGTTATCCGGTTCGGTGTATTCCTTCGAAAGAAGGCCACCGTACATTGCGAACATACCAGCGTTGGAACCAATGACGTACATTTCGTTTGCAGGCATAAACGAAACGCCGTCTTCGTCCTTGTAGTTGTTCGTCTGAACGATGTTTGCACCACGATAGGTACCAAGGCGACCGCGTAGGCGAATCTCCTCAAGAGCCTCGTCAGCAAATCCCGTAAAGCCAGCAATCTGGTCAATCATTGTGCCGCGACCCCAAACAGTTACGGAACCGTCAAGAGCTTCGTCACGAACCTCGCGGATTGCTTGGTCAAGAGCAGTCTGCGAAACACCAGCAGCCGAAATGTAATACGGCGAAGTGTTGTCGATAGCAGCTTCGACCAGAAGCTTCAGGGCTTTCGTAACACCCCAATCTAGGCGGCGAACCGCAAGATTGCGAAGCGTAGAAATGGACTCTCCGAAGTTAGCACGGAGCTTATCTTCGAATTCATAGACATGGAAACCAAGCGTATCACGCGGAATTTCCAGAGTCTCAGCGACCATGCTGGACGCTTCAATGTGTCCACCCTTAGCGATGTAGAAGACCTTCAGACCGGTATCCTCTTGGAGGATAACCCTGTCATCAAATCCGACACGACGCATATCAACGATCGTATCAAACATCGAATTCAGGTCAAAACCCTCACGAATGGATTCGGTGAGAACAGCAGCCATCTCGCGACGCCACTCAGGATTCTCCCAATTTTCGCGGGCTTCAGCATTTGCTTCCACAAGAAGCTTTGCAGCCTCGGCGCGTTCCTCGGGGGTTCTACCCTTATTGTCAATAAGTTTCCTAGTTGCACTCATGTTATAGCACCCCCTATACCAGGAACTCGGCGTCGCAGACGCCTGCCGTATTGTCAACTGAAGTGACACGGAGGACTGCGTACGTAATTGATGTACGACCCCAGAGACCGTTGCTATCGTCCCAACCGAGAAGGTCGTCAACAGCAAGGTCCGATGTGCCGTGATGGCCCAAGTCCTCAACCATGATTACTTCTGCGCGGTCGGAAGGATAATTCAGTCCCGGCTCAGTCGTATCTGCTTCTGTATTACGGAACCAGACTTTTGCACCAGCACCATGTAGCACCTGAACCATACGTGCGTTCGGTGCCCAATCCATGTCTACTGGAGACTGTCCAGCGGCGGCACCGAAGCGAGGATCGTTGTAGGTCTGTGAATCATGCTCGTACCAAAGGACACCAATAAGCTGTCCTGCGACACCCGAACCGCCCATTCCCGTCGCGCTAGTCGCCTGACGGACACGGTCGGTATCGGAAGCATCAATCTCTACAGCCGTACCCAGCTTCAGGGCTGTGCCTGATGCGGGAGCACGGAATCTACCCTCACGTACAAGGTTGGTGAACCGCCTGAATCCGAAGTTACGAGTTGCATTTGAGCTAGCCATAACCCCTCCGTCAGTTCATGCTACCAAGGAGTTTGAACGCAGCAGAACCGCCCTCGTCATCCTCGGAAGCTTCTTCGCGCGCCTGTTCGAATTTCGACTTCGGCGCTTTGTTTTCTTCGTCTTTCTCAGAAGACTTTTTTCCAGTTGCAGCAATAGCAATTGTCTCGAAATCTTTCAGGGTGAGTCCAAACTCATCCTCAGACATCTGGGACCATCGTTCCTTCCGCTGTTCAAGCTCATCGTCGGTAAAGGAAGTAGCTTCCTTCACGCTGGCTGCACGCTCGTCTGCAAGGATGGCAAGGCGAGCAGCCTCGTCCTTCTCTGCAATATCTTCGCGGAGAGAAACAAGTTCGGCGTTAGCCTTTTCTGTATCCTCACTTGCCTGCGTGAGTTCGGCCCTGACAGAAGCAAGCTCCTTGTCAAATCCAGCTTTTTCCTCACCAACGGTCTTTTCTACAGCGGCAGAAACAAGACTATCAAGCTGTTCCTGATCGTATAGTTTCTCTGCCATTTTTCCTCCATCTGAGGCGTACTCGACATTACAGAATGGACAAGCAGTTGCCTCGTGCTTTGCTCCCTCAGGCATTTCGCCAAGAAGTTTGTCGTGAAGTTCTTTTTTATCCATGTAGTAACAACCGTTCTCTAAAGGATAACACAAATTATAGACCGTCGTGCAAATCGGGCAAACGTTACACCGAAACGAATCCCATAATAGATTCCCACTCGTCAGGAGTAAACTTAGACGCAAGAATATCGGCATGTTGGGCATCTGCATATTCAATCGTCTGTTTCATCGCAACCTCCATAATGTCCGCATCGGGCCACGCAGGAGACTCTGGCGGGAATATGAGAGCACCGCCGACAAACGTTGGATTGATAAGGCGGCGGGGTGCGGTCTTGCTTTCCTGCAAGTGTGCACAAGCGAGTTCGTTCGCTACCGCCCAATCAAATGTTTCACCACACTCGATGCATTGTTTCTTCTCTGCAACGCATTCCATCGAGAACCACAATTCGCTGTTCTTGTGATGATCCTTGATCTTCGATGCCGCGGCCGAAAAGTTGGCTGCCCACACAACGCCTAGTGCCTGTATCTCCGCTATCTCTCCATCGGATGCCGAAGCTCTACGAACGATCTGTGAATCTACGAAAGTACCGACGGGGCGTGCCCACTGGTGAAGCATGTTCATGGGAGTATGTTTGATAGATTTGAAACCGAATTCCAAATCCTCTATTTCCCAATAGTGTCCATTTTTGTTCGTGATTCCTGCCTGAACAAACCGTCCAGCAATCCACAAATACGAGTCGTTAACTTTCTCTGTAGGAAGCGCCGACGCGATTTCGTGAGGGAGGTCTGACGGTGCCGTAACGATTTTCGCTTCGGCGGTCGCGAAAACGCGTCCGTTGTGTTCGAAGGTGAAGCTATCCATTTTTCTTGTCCCCCTGTTTGTCCTTGGTACCCGCAGGCTTCCCGCCCTTACGACCGGCACCACCAGGAGTCTTGTCGCTGTTGTTCCCCCCCGGAGTGTTCTTGCTTGGTGCGTCAAAAGGAATCTGCGGTGGCGTAAAGATGTCAACATACCTGTCGTCTTCACGTTCGCGCCTTACGGCTTCGATTTCTTGGTCAAACCCCAGCTCGTTCAAAGTTGTCTCACGAGAGATATCTCCACGGTCACGGAGTTCTTGAATTATGTTCGCAATCTGCTCGTCCATTTCGAGTTCTATGCGTTGCGGCGTAAATTCGATTTTAGTTTTTTCACTAAAATTGTCTTCGTTGAGTCCACGAACCTGCTTGATAATGTTCTTCTCAATGTCGCGTTTCAGCATGTGACGGCGAGAAGAAATGCCGCGAGCGATAACGCGCCCCAAGGTAAGGGACGTATCTCGACCCTCAGTCGGATTTGTAACAAACGTACCCCACAGCCGCATCTGCAATCTGGTATCGACCACCGACCATTTCTCGGAGTTCAACACATGATCTATGTCAGGTGTGATAATTTCAATACTGAGTCGATGGTCCGAAACAATCACTGGAGATTTCGACACTGTACGAACCTGTTCAACAACGGCATCCATCTCTGATGCTTTGCGAACAGGCATGGCGTCTGTGCCCTTCTTCACCAAAACAATGAAGTTTGTACCACTGAGCAAAACGGCGCGATCCATAGAACGCAACTGTGTTTTGATGTCGAGAAGTGGGAACAGCGACTTGAGGCGCAGGCGGGGCCAACGGCTATACGTCGCTTTCGTCAACGTGTGTTGCCACACAAACTCGGGGTTCAGAAGCAACAGCCTGTCTACCTGAATACCCTGTTTCACAAGTTGTGCTTCTTCTGTTTGGTCGGGCTTATATCTTTTGCTGAACAAAGCAGACACGAGTTCATCTGTCTGAACGTTGGCGTTCACATCGTCGTAAAGAGCCATGTCTCCTTCGTCTGCAATCCATGCAAGTTGGTATTCACCAAAAAAGTTTGGTTTGACAGGAACTACACGCATCGGGTCTAAAAACCCAATTTTGATCGGGACAATAAGATCGAACTTTTTGCGAGCTTTTCTTTCGTCACGCTTCGCTTCAACTTTGTATTCCTTCGTACCCCACCAACGCACACCGTAATAATGAGACACTGTGAACAATTCGCTCCACGCTTGTCGAATCCAAGTATCCAAGTCAATATCTGAAAGAATCTGATTCCAAACATTCTGCTGATCTTCATCTTCAGAAATGGCACGCACCCTGTTGAACGCCAACGATTCAGTTACGTCCAACGCATTGGCAACGATGTCGTCATCAAGTGCTTCATAAGCGACAGCCATCTGCTTGTAAATCTTTGTCGGTGTCACATATTTGTCACGTTCGAAAAGGAGCTGCCGACTGTTACGGCCACCCTGTATATCTTCTGCCCACGAAGCCAAGGCACGGGCGACAACACGATTCGTGTTGGAAAGCTCTCCACCCTCTATCGACATTTCCAATGCCGACTCCACAATGTCGGGATCACGTTCGGCAACAATCATCACACCGTCATCACCGGCATATGCTTCGAATGCATTTGGTTCACTCATTTAGACATCTCCGCTTCAAGCTTGCTAAGTTCGATGAGTCGCGACACCCCGCGCCACAAAAATTCTATCAAGTCCATGATTGGTTGCAGTTTCTGCGTACGCAAAACTTTTAGTTTTCTGTCTCGCCCTTCATTCTCCAAGCAATACACTTTGATTTCTGTACACCTAGCCATCAGGCCCATATACGTTTCCATCTGGAAACCGAATTCCTGGGTATGCATCTCCTGAAGAACTTCCAGAATGGAATGAAGTTCCTCCGACGGTGTTCCGTCTTTCAGTTCAAAGGAGTAAAAGCTGGTTTCTGACGACTTAGTCTCTGCTACAAGTTCCATAGACAGGATAGTAGCACCTAAAGAACGACTAGAGGAATTATTTCAGCTTCCTCTTTTATTTCTCTCATAGTAGAAATGATATTCAATTCTCGACCCAAAACAGCCATAGCCCCAGCGTCCAACGTATGGAACGAACCTTTGGCATACGACTTTTTTCCATATGGAGAAGTCTCAGACTTTTCTCGCACCCAAGTTTGGCCTTGCCACTCACCCAAAAGCTCCACTTCAAATGGGAGAATTAATTCCTTGGAATCGACAAGGCGACGCAACAGGTCATATCCGTACTCCTGAACAATGGCTTTCAGTTCGTAATCCGCTGGGTCTTCCCAATCTTCGTGGTCTTCCCATCCGATGACAACCTTCTCGTTGAACGCGTACCCGATAACACGACTTGTCCATGCGTCTGTCTGGGCAAGGATTTCTTGGTACAGGGGGAGGCCGAGGCCGGTACGGTCAAGCGTAAGCCTGCGCGGATTGTAAAAATCCATGATTTTTGAAATGGCACGTCGCTGATTCGAGGAACTGATGCGTTCCATGTGGAGGCGCGCAAGAAGTCTCAACGCGACAGATTTACCGACCACTTCTTCACCAAAAATAAGAATTTCAGATGGATGATTCGTCATACCGACATCCATCCCGCCCCACGTTCTCGCATAGTTCTGGTGCGAAGCGGGGGGGTCCACGAGGTCATAGATGTCCGTATCATCGAACAGCATCTCGTCAATGATACGCTTGTAATAGTATTCGTTTACGTTGTAATCAGAAGATTCGTTGTCATCGACACACATCATCAAACGGTGCAACACAAACAGCGGGTTCGTGGCATCGCCGTGCAAGCCGAGAATGTTCCTTCGATAATCAGGAGAGTCGCGAGAACCGTAAGACTCAATCTTGTCTTCACGCTCTCCGTCAGTCCAATTCGGACGGTGCATACCCGTTATGCGATGTACAGACCAACCAGAACTCGGCTGCGAATGGCGATAAAATTCGTCACGGACACCTTTCGCGACACCGTGTGCACGCCACTGTGCCCCCTCATCTCCGTGCTTCAATGTTTCTACAAGTTCAATCCATCCTGCCTGCGGATAGTCCTGCGCCTCATCCATCTCCAAGCGCAACGGGTGTAACCCCTTTACGCCCTTCCCATCCTTCTGCGGGATACGACCAAGAATCTTTGCACCGTTCACAAAGTCTGCCTGAAACGGCCTGTGTGTGAATCCTCTCCCGTGACGCTTCGGCAACATCTCCAACGTCAAGCGTGTCTCGCGCAACCTGTCCTCAAGACGAGAAGTCAACGGATTCAAGTGAACAAGCTCCGGTGCCGTAACCACCATTTCTGTACCGGGATTCCAAAGCGGGAAATGCCAGCCACGGATAATGATACTCATAGTTTTGCCAATAGCACGGCCACATTGGTCAATTACGCGAGTTGACTGGTCCCTCCACCACGGACGTTGAAAATCCCAAGCCCGGAAAATTTTCTCCTCATTGTCGGCCTGTGGGTCTTCCCACATGAATTCAGCCATGTCGATACCAGACGCGTCTTCCAACAACGCAACTAAATATGACTCTTCTTCATCGGGTATCGCCAGTCGTTGTCTAACAGCCATATATATGCAATCATAGCTCTTTTTTGAAGCGTAGCTTAAAACTCTATGTGATAAGATAGTCGATACACCTCAAAAAAAGGAGAAAAGGGATGCCGGAGAAATGCAGCTACTGCGGGGGACCGCACCTTCAGAAAACTGGAACCTGTTACGTGTGTATCAATTGCGGCGAAACGACGGGATGTTCCTAATGAGAAAAACCCCCAAAGGGGGCTTTCTCAATTAAGCAAGACAAGTACCTGCTAGCTTGCTAAACCTTGTTTGTGATAAGGCCAGAAGGAAGCCGTGTCACTACGACAGATTCCTCCTCCACCACCACTTCTTCTACGGGTGGTTCGTCTTCATCAACGTCTTCCGCATAATCGTTGTAGTCGTCGTCAAATTCGCTCATTAGTTCTCCTTACCTAACAGTCAATTCAGCTAATCCGTCAAGGAGAGCATAGCTGGACTGAGCCACCCCATCCATGTAATAGAACACCTCTGCCGGAATAAGATCAGAATACAGCTCTTTGTAACCGGCAAGGCGGCGCTCCAACGACTGCAAAATTTCTCGAAGGACGGTAGCTGACACTTGCACCTCGTACTCGACGGGACCGGCGGAGGCACGGAAATTCGCTGCCAAATTAAGTGCCTTCCTTTGCAACAGTCGAAACCCCGCAATAACAACAAGGAACATCTGGTCTGTCTCGGGAAAATCATCTTCGTCACTATTAGTTATGAACTTTCCGCTTTCGGGGGTCGATAACGTTGAACCCTCCACCACGGCCCACGCAACGAAGACGCCCATAAGCCGCCCTTCCCAGAATCCGTCTTCCACATAACCCAAATAATCGCCGGGCAAAGCTTCAGCAAACTGCGGAAATCCGGGGGGGTTGACTTCACGTTGAAGTGCGGGAATCAGGTCTGCAAGTGCTGTAGCCATTATGGTGCATCTCCCGGTCCGTCGTACACGGTGTAAATTATGAGGTCGGACGCAAATCTGTTTGTGCCGCTAGACACCCACATTTGCGCTGAGTATGAAGAAGGTTCGGCCATGTCGTCGGCTACCCATGTGTAGTTCACTTTGCCGTCTGAACCGTCTGAATCGAATTCAATGGTTCCTGCCCCCAAAGGGCCGGTGACATCTGGAATAGCCTCAACGTTCATAGCTAATGTGGAAAAAGAAGATACGTCAACAACAACCCCGTCGTAATCTTTATATGTGTGTTGCAAAATGGGTGGGATTTCTCCTGCCGCGAATGCACCTAAATCTATTTTTGTAGGTGTAGCCATCTATTTCCAACCTTTATAGCAATTGATCTTACCATCAAATGTTTCCCTCAACGGTAGAACTAACAGACATGGATGATTCTTTCGAACTAATTGTATCATCGTATTCTGTAGACGCCGCACCGTCGTCAAAATTATTCGACTCAATTGTGCCGACGTATTCCGCCGAACCCGTCCCGTCATCATATTCTTCTGAATATATTCTCATCCACAACAATGTTGTCTGAACAAGCTCTGACACTACGGAATCTGTTACCGCAATTCCGCTTGCGATAACTATCGTGTTGAACTTAACGACAGCATCTGCAATGCTTACACCTTCTGTAAAACTGCGGAAATATTCCATTACGCGAACGGTTTGACTGCTGGCATCGACAGGTTCGTTGGCCGTTCTCAGCAAAGCTAAGGTCCGTAACGTAAGGTCGTTGATACCTGCGAAATCTGTGACACTTACAACCATCGTCTTCGCTGAAACCGTTCCGTCTACCGCCCCAACAGCTTCCGCAATTGATACCTTGATTGTTTTAGCACTAGACGCTAGGTCTGACGTGTCAACGCCATCAGTAACGGTGCGGACAGTCGAAGCTACCCGTATAACCGAATCAGTTGTTGACACAACCGAAGTCACCGTTTCGCGATTGTTTTCGTTATCCGATATGGCATCCGAAACGTTTATTGATTCAGATACGGAACGAATAAATGCCGACGCGGTAGACGCATTGTCTGTGGCTGCGACACCATCTGCCACTGTCACCGACACCGCTTTAGCTGTATTAACAACGTCTTCAATGCCGACAGCTTCGGTTACAGCATAAGTTTCTTCCTTAGAAACATTGTCTCCTGCGCCCACATCGTCTTGTATCGTTGCCTGGGCCACCTTGGACACCGTAACGCTGTCCGTCATACCAACAATTTCGTTTACTGTTTCTGTGTTGGCTTCGTCCGCTAAAACGCCATCTGTTGTATCAACATCGTCAACGACAATAACCGCAGATATCTTGACTGAACTGACGGAGTCTTGGACATCGACACCCTCCGACACTGATTTTTCTATTGCCCCTGTCGAAATAACCGAATCTGTCACTCCGCCAATTTCTGTAACAGAGCGTTCTGCGTCGTGGGCTCTCGCAGTTGAATCTATGACACCCACAGACTCAACGGAAGTCTCCGTAGAGTCACCCAATTCTGATGCAGCGTCAACGACACCGACCACATCGTTTACTGTCCGTTTGATACCCCAAATACGTGCGGTTGTATCCGTAACACCAATCGGTTCAATGGCTGCATTCGTTATGTTCTTGATTCCAGCAACGGAGTCTCCGACACCGACAAGATCGGTAACAACTTCCGTGTTGTCTTCGCTCCCCGAAACCACATCTTCGACACCAACAGCATCTGTGATAATGGCCGAAATCGACTTGGCTAGCAGCGTCGTATCAGTTACGCCCGCATCACCTGTGATCGAAACGTCAGAGGCTTTGCTGGTTATAGCGGCGTCGGTGACGCCTACATCGTCAGTCGCAGTCTCGAAGTTGTCCTCAGATTCCAGAACCTGATCGACAACACCAGCACTGTCAGTAACTGTGGCCTGAACCGTCTTGGCTGTTAACGCGCCGTCAGTAACATCAGTATCGTCGGTAACTGTGCGTTCCCATTCAACGACACGGGAAGTCGTATCCGTGACACCCACCGGGTCTGTTGCGGTTTCGAGCTTTCCAAGGGAGTAAACAATCGAGTCGGTTACATCGGCGTCGTCTGTGGTGGTTCTTTCTGTAACCGTTCCACGGCTCGTGCCGTCGATAACCCCGACAGGATCGGTAAGGGTTCTGACGACAGGCGCTTGACGGATTGTTGAATCAGTTACGTCAACGTCGTCTGCGATTATGGCAGCAACCGACTTGATAACAGTCGTAGTGTCCGTAGCATCGACGTCGTCTGTGACGGTGCGCACAGCGTCATAGATTCGTGTTGTGTCGTCTGTTATTCCGACCGTTTCCACAGAAGCTTCAGCGTTTTCTTCAACCTGAGTCGTAGCGTCGATAACACCAACAGCGTCAATAGCGACACGGACAGCCGGTGCGACCCTAGTTGTCTGGTCCGTGAACCCCACAGCGTCTGTGACGACAACAGCGATTTGGAGCTGGGATAGGGAATCGTCGGAGGCACCTACAGCGTCGGTGATGGTGGATT